CGGGCTTCGCTGGACAGGCAAGCGCCGCCCGGAGGTAGACATTTGCCCCGCACAAATGAAAATTCGGTTTGAGCGGGAGGAAGGAGGCAAGGCATGAGTAAAGCTGTTTTGATCAGCATCCGCCCTGAGTGGGCTTGGAAGATCCTGAACGGGAGTAAAACGGTCGAAATCCGCAAGACCGCGCCGAAGTGCGGTGTGCCGTTTAAGTGCTATATCTACTGTACCGCAGGCGGAAAGGGGGCGCTCATGGTGAAAGCCAACGCAGGGGCGCCGGCTATTACGGCGGAATCGGCCTATGAGCGCGAACAGGCGGAGACGTTTGGATATGAGGCCGCCAACGGGAAAGTCGTTGCGGAATTTACTTGCAATAAGATCGGCACGGTCTACCCGCTTTGCATGATCCCCAAATGGGCGACGGTGGATGCCTGCCTCACCCGCGAGGACATATACAAGTATCTGGGCACGGAGCACGGATACGGCATGCAGATCGATGATCTTAAAATTTACGACACCCCGCGCGAACTGCGGGAATTTTACGCTGTGCCAAATGAGGTAGAGGTAGCACTCAAGGCAAAACCCAAGCCGGTCACCCGCCCGCCGCAGAGCTGGCGGTATGTGGAGGAATTGCCGTGAAGGTTTACATAGCCGGTAAAATCACCGGAGATCCGGGGTATCGGGATAAATTTGCAGCGGCAGAAATACAGCTGGGCTGGCAGGGGAACACTGTGCTCAATCCTGCCGAGCTGCCGGAGGGCATGGCCCCAGCAGACTATATGCGGATCTGTTTTGCAATGATCGACGTGGCGGACGCGGTTGTTTTCCTGCCGGACGCAGCGGAAAGCGCAGGCGCGAGGCTGGAAATGGCATACTGCGAATACATCGAGAAGGAGTATGAGACGTGGAGCGACTGACAAGACCCAATCTCAACGTAGACCCGGGCACCGACCGATTTCTGCACGCCGCGATCGGCGGCAAGGAAATCGACTGGAAGCAGAGCCGGGACAGCACGCTCAACGTGATGATCAACGGCCCGACGAGCAACGGCTTTGGCAAGGATATTTTCCGCAAGATGGCCCGCGATCTGTACGGACGGCTGAAAGCCTACGAGGACATTGCCGAGTTGTGCGGCGGGTTTGACCGCCTCCGCGAGCTTGCCGAGGCCGACAAGGACGGGCGCGTCATTATATTGCCGTGCAAGGTGTACGAGACTGACGGGGTGAGGGTGTATGAGCACACGGTGCGCGAGGTCATCTACGAGACGGCAGGCGGCCCGGCTTTCGATAAAAATGCAATCGGGAAGAGCATATTTTTGACGCGCGCCGAAGCCGAGCGGGCTTTGCGGGAAATGGAGGGCAAGAAGGATGGCTGACGAATATATCCGGCGGGACGCTGCGATGAAAGCAGTGGCAAGTCAATACGGCGCGTGCCGAAGCCCGGCGCAAAACCGGATGATCGACGAGATCAGAAATAAAATCAGGCGGATGCCCGCCGCCAACGTTGCGGAGGTCTGCTTTCCCGCCGAACTGCACGTTGGAGATCGCGCGTGGAAGAAGGCCATGAGCATCCTAGACAAAAAATATGCGGAAGCGAAAAAGCTGCCGTTCATCCGTGACCCGCTGGCATGGGCACTGTATCACACTTGGAGGGAGTTTGACGATGGAAAACGTTGCGACTGAAGAATTTATCAGCAGAACCGAGGCACTGGAAGACTTTGAATCCTGCAACGCGGAAAATCCGTACTGGACGCCTCAGCGTGTGAAAACGCTCCTGCTGCGTCAGCCCGCCGCCGACGTTGCGGAGGTGGTGCGGTGCAAGGACTGTATTTACAGGATCAACGGCCGGTGCTTTTCCCGCACGTCATTTATCAACAGTCCGGCGGTCGAACCAGACGATTTTTGCTGCTGGGGGGCAACTGAATGAGCGGACTGCGGTTTGAGAGCATGGCGGACATGCCGCCGCGGATGCGGGAGCTTTATGCACGGCAGCAGCTGCCGGGGGCTGCCGCGGCGCCGAAGAAGGCCTCGAAGTATCACAGCACGCCCGCCGAGCGCGGAGAGCTGCGCTTCGACAGCCAGAAGGAGGCGCGGCGGTATGACGAGCTGATGGTGATGCTCCGGGCTGGCATTATCTCCGATCTGCGCCTGCAGCCGCAGTTCACCTTGCAGGAGAGCTACATCACCGAAACCGGTGAGCGCATCCGCGCAGTGCGGTACACGGCGGACTTTTCGTACAAATTTGGCGGCAAGCTCGTCGTCGAAGATGTAAAGTCCAAGCCGACGCGGACAAAGGAGTATCTGCGGAACCGCAAATTCATGCGGTCAAAATTTGGGACCGACATACAGGAGATTTAAACATGCCGGAAGAAAAAAACGAGAGCAGCCCGCGCGAGGCATGCGGGCTGCCGAAGAAGGGCAATGCCTGTCCGTATGCAAAGCTCGCGCCGGTTCTTTGCGCGCGGTGCGGCTGGAACCCGGATGAGCACGCGCGGCGGCAGGCGCTGCCGCTGACCGAGAACGCCGAAGGGCTGCGACACAAGGATATCAGTCAGCCCGAGGACTAAGACCAGCAATCAGCCGGGGACCATATTTTTTCGGACTTATGCCGCGGCCGCTCCGCCATGAGACGACTGCGGGAGGATCACCCTGGCTTTGCACCCGGCCCGCGAAACCTCAAGCCCGCGGGCCGGGGATAAAAAGCGCGTGTGGAACGTGCGCGCGGATGGGAA